AAGCGAATTGGGGGCAAACCGCGCACAGCGCCGCGAAATGAAAGGTAAAAGTTATGGCCGGAAGAAGGCCAAAACCGTCGCATTTGAAGCTGATTGCCGGTAATCCTGGAAAGCGCCCCCTTAACGGCGCCGAACCCAAGCCTGCCCGCGTCATTCCGAGCCCGCCTGAGCATCTTTCGCCCGATGCGCGCGTGGCCTGGGGACGGTTTGCTGCGATCCTGGATCGTTCTGGCGTGCTGACCGAGGCTGATGCGGCGGCGCTGGAGCAGGTTGCCGAGACCTATGCCGAGATTGTGGCGCTGCGCCAAGACATTGCCGAGAATGGCCGTTTTCAGGTGGTTGAGACTAACGCTGGCGGCGAAATGGAGCGGATGCGCCCGGCTTATTCGGCGCTGATGGATGCGGATCGCCGGTTAAAAGCATGGCTTGTCGAGTTTGGGCAAACCCCAGCGGCGCGTAGCAAGGTGAAAGCGCATGACGGCGAAGGCGCCGAAAAAGAAGACCCCGCCGCCCGGTTCTTCGCTTGACCCGGCGACCGATTGGGCGAAGGACGTTACCGCCCGCCGCATAGTAGCCGGGCCGCATGTGCGGAACGCCTGCCAGCGGCACTTGGCAGATATGAAAGGCGCCAAGGCGCGCGGCCTGACCTGGGATGTTGACGCGGCGAACCGCGCCATAGCGTTCTTTGAAGTGGTGCTGAGGCTGAATGGTGGGCAGTTTGAGGGCCGCCCTTTCACGCTTCACGCATCGCAGAAATTCATCGTTGGCAGCCTGTTCGGCTGGCGCCGGAAGGATGGCACAAGGCGCTTTCGGCGGGCCTATATCGAGATCGCCAAGGGTAATGGAAAAAGCCCTCTCATGGCCGGGATCGGCATGTGGTGCCTTTTGGCGGACGGCGAGGACCGAGCCGAGGTTTATGCGGCGGCGTCCAAAAAGGACCAGGCGATGGTTCTTTTTCGGGACGCGGTGGCGATGTTTCAGCAATCGCCCGCGCTATCGGGCAGGCTGACGCCAAGCGGCGGCAATCCGGTGTGGAATTTGGCGGACCTCAAGACGGGCAGTTTCTTTCGCCCGATCTCAAGCGATGATGGGCAGTCTGGCCCTCGCCCATCCTGCGCCTTGTGTGACGAGGTGCACGAGCATCGCAACGGCACGATGATTGAAATGCTCGAAAGAGGGTTCAAGTGGCGCCGGCAACCGTTGCTCATTATGGCGACCAATTCCGGCAGTGACCGGCAAAGCGTGTGCTGGCAAGAGCATCAGCACGCGGTCCGGGTCGCAGCCGGGACGCGGGAGCCGGACGAGGCCTGTACTTTTGTCGGGGAAGTGCTGGACGATGAAGCATTCTCCTTCGTTTGCGGCCTGGATCCGGGCGATGACCCGCTAGAAGACCCAAGTTGTTGGGTAAAGGCGAACCCGCTTCTCGGCGTGACGGTGCAACCGGACTACCTCGCCGGGGTGGTGCGGCAGGCGAAAGCGATACCCGGCAAGCTGAACAACATCTTGCGGTTGCATTTTTGCCAGTGGACGGAAAGCGATACCGCCTGGATGTCGCGCCCGGCGCTTGAAGCGGTCCTGAGTGAGTTTGAGCCGGAAACCGAACATACCGGCGAGCGGGTTTTCTGCGGTCTGGACCTTTCCGCCACGCAAGACTTGACCGCGCTGGCCTTTGTTGTGCCGACCGGCTTTGTGGACATGCCGGGCGAGGATGGCACCACGGCGCGCTTGCCGACCTTTGACGCTTGGGTTGAGGCTTGGACGCCTGGAGATACACTTGCCGAGCGCGCGTTGCGGGATAACGTGCCTTATGACCTTTGGGTTAAGGACGGCTTTCTGAATGCCGCGCCTGGCCGGATGGTGCGCTTTGATTTTGTCGCCGCGCGCTTGGCGGAATTGGTCGGGCTTTATGAAATCGCGGCGGTTGCGTATGACAGCTACGGCTTCAAGCGGCATTTTGAGCCGGAACTCGATAGCCTTGGCGTGACGCTGCCCATTGTGGAGCATCCCCAAGGCGGCAAGAAAAAGGGCGCGCAAGGGCTATGGATGCCAGGTTCTAAGCTGATCCTGGAGCAACTCATTCTTGAAAAGCGGATCAGGTTGCGGCGGTCGCCGGTGCTGATTTCTGCGATGATGTCTGCCACAACGGAAAACGACCCGTTTGGCAATTTCTGGTTTTCCAAGCGCAAGGCGGTGAACCGCATTGATGCGCTTGTCGCGCTGGCGATGGCGGTAGGGGCCGCAACATCACAAGCTGATGGCGGTAAATCATTTTGGGAATAGGAGGCGGGATGCCCTTCTGGTCGCGCCTCTTTGGGCGAAAAACACTCGAACAGCTTCCACCTTTCGCGCGCTGGCCTGAAAGCAAAGCTGGCATTGAGATTAACACCACAACCGCGCTTGGCGCCGCGACGATTATGGCTTGCACGCGCGCCATTGCCGAAGGCGTGGCGCAGACTGAAATCAAGTTTCATCGGCAGTCGGGCGGAAAAGAGCGCATTCTTGATCATCCGCTTTTGCCGATCCTGACGCGGCGCCCGAACCCTTGGCAGACTAGCTTCGAGTTTCGGGAAACGCTGCTTTTCCATCTGGTTCTTTGCGGTAACGCTTTTGTCTTTGTCAATCGCGTGCGCGGTCAAGTGGTGGAATTGATACCGATCGAGCCTGGCAAGGTTTGGGTGCAGCGTAACCCTGACATGACAATGACTTACACCGTCACCTTTGAAGACGGGCGCGCGGCAACCTTGACCGCTGCTGATATTTGGCACTTGCGCGGGCCGTCCTGGAATAGCTGGATGGGCCTTGAGGCTATCAAGGTAGCGCGTGACGCCATTGGCCTGAGTATCGCGCTGGAGACCTCGCACGCGCGCTTGCACAAGAATGGCCTGCAACCTTCCGGCATGTATACGATGGAAGGAACGATGAATGAGGAGCAATATAAGCGGCTTCGGGCATATTTGGCGCAGCATTATGCCGGGCCAGACAATGCCGGGATGCCTTTAATTTTGGATCGCAGCGCAAAGTGGGTTCAGCAAACTATGACTGGCGTGGATTCGCAGCATCTTGAAACCCGCAAACACCAGATCGAGGAAATCTGCCGTCACATGCGCGTCATTCCCTTGATGGTGCAGCACAGCGACAAGACGGCAACCTATGCCAGCGCCGAGCAGATGTTCATAGCGCATGTGGTTCACACTATCGCGCCATGGGCGACGAGGTTTGAACAATCTGCCGAGGCTAACCTATTGGCGCCGGGTGAAGACGTGGACATTCGCTTCAACCTGAAAAGCCTAATGCGCGGTGCGGCAAAGGATCGCGCCGAATACTACGCGAAGGCGCTTGGTAGCGGCGGATCACCGGCCTGGATGACGCAGAATGAAGTGCGAGAGGATGATGGCCTTGACGCAATCGAAGGCGCGGACGCCTTACCGCAACCTGCAAACATGACCACGCCCGCAAGTGTGGAGAGTAGCAATGCAGCGACTTGAATTTGCCCTTGACGTCAAAAGCCTTGGCGATGACGGGATTTTTGAAGGCTATGCCTCAGTCTTTGGAAACCGTGACGAAGGCGGTGACATTGTAGAGCGTGGCGCCTTCGCGCGCACGTTGCGCGAGCGTGGCGCAAAGGGCGTGAAGATGCTTGCCGACCATGATCCCACCAAGCGCATCGGCGTGTGGGAAGAGATGGCAGAAGATGAACGCGGATTGCGCGTGCGCGGGCGGCTGCTGACTGAAAAGAACATCGGGCGCGAGGCGCATATTGATTTGAAGGCGGGCGCGCTTGACGGCCTGTCTATCGGATACCGGGTGAAGTCTGACGCGTATGATGGCCGGCGCCGTGCGCGGCTGCTGAAGGACTTGGACCTGTTGGAAGTTTCGCTTGTGTCATTCCCGATGAACGACGCGGCGCGCGTGACGGCGGTTAAATCGTTGTCAGTGGATGAAATTCGAGAGATTGAGGACTCCCTTCGCGACGAAGGGCAGCTTTCGGCGGCACAGTCCAAGCGGGCTGTCGCAATCCTCAAGAAATGGCTTCAGCGTGACGCTGAAGTGCCGGAAACGACGCCTCGTGACGAGGTGGTCGCGGCTGAACTGGCGGAAATGATCCGTCGGAACATCGCAACCCTCTCATAAGGCAATCAAAATGGAAATGGAAATCAAGTCTCTGCTTGAAAAGCAGGGAGAAGCGTTCGCTGCCTTTAAGGCAAGCGTTAATGATGAAATCGCCGAATTGAAAAAAGGCGCGGCGGATGTTGTGACCAGCGAAAAAATTGGTCGCATCAATGACGCGCTTGACAAGCTTGGCGATGAAATCAAGGCTGCCGGCAAGCGGTCTGATGAAATCGAAGCCAAGGCCAATCGCCTGGCCCTGAGCGGCGGCGCTGCCACCGAAGTCGAAACCAAGGCGGCTGTCGAGTTCGCTCGCCAGACTGGCCGGCAGGTCACGGTTGACGACATGCGCGGCTACAAGTCCGCACTGTTCGGCATGAATGGCCCGCTTCGCAAGGCGCGCCCGGATGAAGCCGAAACCAAGGCGCTGTCTGTCGGGTCTGATCCTGACGGCGGTTATTTGGTGACGCCTGACACCACAGGCCGCATTGTGACCCGCATTTACGAAACCAGCCCAATGCGCCAGGTCGCGTCGGTCATGTCCATCGGCACTGACGCGGTGGAAGGCCTGAATGACCTTGGCGAAAATGGCTTTGCCTGGGTTGGCGAAACCGCCGTGCGGACGGAAAACCTGACAGCGCAACTCGGCAAGTGGGCTATCCAGGTGCATGAGGCCGTTTCCGTTGTTTCCGCCACTCAGAAGGTGCTGGAAGACGGGCGCCTTGATCTTGAAGCCTGGCTGTCCGCCAAAAGCGCCGACCGCATTGCGCGCGGCGAAAATGCGGCTTTCGTGAATGGCGATGGTGTCAGCAAGCCTCGCGGTTTGGTGTCCTACCCGACCGCCGCCACGGTTGACGCTTCGCGCGCTTGGGGCACGTTCGAACACATCAACACGGGCGCTTCTGGCGCGTTCCGCACGCGCTCGGGCGATACCAACCCGGTCGATGACTTGGTGAACGTGGTGTATGCCCTCAAGTCCGGCTTCCGCAACAACGCGCAATGGATGACTTCGCGCGCTGTGTTGCGCGAGGCGCGCAAGCTGAAAGACGGCCAAGGTAATTTCATCTGGCAGCCTGCGGCGGTTGCGGGTCAGCCTTCTGCGCTCCTGGGCTTCAATGTGGTTGAAGCGGAAGACATGCCGGCGCTGGGGGCGAATAGCCTTTCCATGGCCTTCGGTGACTTCCGCGAGGCTTACCTGATCGTGGATCGGATTGGCCTGTCGGTGCTGCGTGATCCATACACTGCATACCCGTATGTGTTCTTTAAGTTCCGCAAGCGGGTCGGCGGCGGCGCCATCAATTTCGAAGCGGTGAAATTTGTCCGCTTCGGCACCTGATCAATCTGAGGCGGGCACGGCGCCCGCCTCTTTCCTCACATTCGGAAGCAAAGGAAAGCTCCCATGATTCGCGACCTTCACAATAACCTTTCGACTGCGCTGCTTGTCGCGCCGCAGACTGCGACCGCTGACGTTACGCCAATAAGCGTTGACCTGCTCGGCTTTCGCGCCGCGATGGTGATGCTTTACATCGGCGTCGGTGGCATCACCTTCACCACCACGAACAAGATCGAGTTCATTCTCGAACACAGCAACGACAATTCCACCTGGAACGTTGTTACTCAAGCTGACGTGCTTGGCCATGCTGTGGCCGCTGGCGGGATTGTTCGCTCGCTGGTTGCTGCAAAGGCGGCGGCTGATATTCAGGAAATCTCGTATATCGGCGGGCGTCGTTATATTCGCCTGACGCCTGATTTCTCAGGCACGCATGGCACTGGCACTCCGATGACCGCTTTTGCGGTGCGCGGCCTGCCGGAACAAAGCCCGGCTGTCTGATGACTTGACGGGCCGCGTGGCAACGCGCGGCCTTTCTTTTTTGGGGTTCTGCCATGCTCGAAGAGCGCCGCGCCATGTCTCCAGAGGTTATCGAACAGATGATTGCGCGCGCTGCCAAACAGGGCGCGCGTGAAGCATTGCAGTCTGTTGGCTTGCATGACGAAAATGCTGGCGAGGATATGAAGGAATTGCGAAACCTTCTCGACGCCTGGCGCTCCACCAAAAAGACTGTTTGGAGCCAAGTCGTTAAGGCAATGACCATGGCGGTGCTGGGCGCGATTGCAGCGGGCGCTTTTCTGCAATTGAAGTGACTGCGTTGATGATGGCGCGAAAGGACAAACGAAATGGCAAGTCTGATTTACAATTCGTTCTTTGAGGATTTGGCGCGCGGCGCCATTGACCTTGATACGGATACCATTCGGGTGATGCTGGTGACTTCCAGCTATACCGAGAACAAAGACACACACACGAAGCGCAGCGACGTGACAAACGAGATCACCGGCACCGGCTACACGGCGGGCGGCGTGACTGCGGCAATCACGATCACCAAGGACACGGCCAACGATAGGCTTGACGTTTCGCTTGGGCTGGTTTCATGGGCTGGCGCGACGTTCACCGCGCGCAAGGCGGTTTATTACAAGTCGCGCGGCGGCGCCTCTTCTGCGGATGAATTGATTGCGGTCAACGATTTTGGCAGCGATGTAACCGCAACGGGCGCCACGTTCACCTTGAACGCTTCAACGCTTCGCATTCAGAATTGAGACTGAGACATGAGCGTCACACTTGCGGCGCGTATCGCGCAACCGGATTTGGCCGGCCTGACGGAATGGCAGGTAGCGGAAATCCTGAACGCGCCTGATGATTCTTTGCCGAAGGTGCCGGTAATTTTTTCCTGCCGCTCTATTGCAGAGCCTGCCGTGTTGAGCGGGGAACTCGCTATGCTGCGCATTGTGGCGAAATTAGGCCATATCCCTGCCGATGTTTCGCCGACTGAGCAGGTTCTGTCGGTTCCGACGCAGGGCCTGGTCGCCATCGGCACCATGCTCGACGCGGTGGACCGTGATTTGCGAGTGGACCCAAACGCACCTGGCGCGGCGGCGCAAGTTAGCGCCATGCTCGGTGCATTGGAGGGGATGGGGTTGCTATCCCCCGCGACCAAAACCGCTGTTCTAGCCGGGACGGTGAAAATGCAGTCCTGGGCTGAATATAATCAAATTGAAGTGACCGCGCGAAGCGTCGGGCTGGCGCGGGGAGGTATTTGATATGGCTGTAGCAAAATGGGCAACGCCGGGCACGCGCTCTTCTGACCTTGCGGGCACCGCGCTTAATTCTTTGGCCAATGGGTCGGCGTCCTCGCTTATCAGCTATGATAACGGCAGCAACCGCGATCTTTACGCGATTGTCACGGTCAAGCTGGGGTCAATTACTCCCAGCACTGGTGGCAGCGTTTCGCTTCGCATTTACGCGGGGGATGGCACTGATTTGCCAGATGCGAACGGTGGCGCCTTTGACAGTTACACGGCGGCGCTGGCCAGCGGTGCGGGGGCCAAGGTGGTGACGTTCCCAATGGTGCGGCTTTACCCCTTTCCCTGCCGCCTGCAAATCGTGAACAACGCGGGCGTCAGCACGGCGGCAAGCGGGAATGAGCTTTACGTTCGCCCGTATAATGAAGATGTGACCTAATGCCGCGCGGGGTTTCGCCGCTGGACGAGGCGCGGTTGCAGGGGCGGCTGTGGACGCCTGATACAGTTAGGCCGCGCCTTTGGTTCGATGCTGCAGATATTGCGACCATAAGCAACGCCACGGGCGTTAGCGAGTGGCGTGACAAGAGCGGAAGGGGCCTGCATCTGTCGCAGGCGACTGGCGGCGATCAGCCGCTTTTTGTTGCAAATCAGCAGAACGGGCTCTCAATTATCCGTAATGTGTCCGCAGACACTTTGTCCCGTTCGAGTGTCCCGATTTTCAACAATGTGGGACAAGGCTGGATTTTCCTTGTCGTCAGGTGGCCTACCGCAGCAGATGCGACGACCGGACACCCTGTAGTCTTATTCGGAACGGGCTCAGGCGCGACCAGAGCCAATATCACCGCGTTTCCGACCAACGGCACAAATACCCTAGCCATCAGTGGCAGGCGGTTAGATACCGACGGCTTTCGGCAGTTTACCACCTCGACAACACGAGCGTCTGTCCAAGACAGATTTATCATTCAGACGGCGCATTTTAATTGGGCTGCCGGTCAGGCTAACCACTGGACGAACGGAACGCAGGATTTAACAGCAGGAGCTTTCCTGACAGCAGGCAACACGTCGCCGACAGACAGTTTTTCAATCAGCGCACTCGGCCTTGCGTCTTTTTCGTTTTTTACGCCTAACGGCACAGAGATTGCCGAGTATTTGGTGTTTGAGAATAACCTGCCAGCGAACCGGCAAGTCATTGAGGGCTATCTGGCCTGGAAGTGGGGTCTGCGAAGCGACCTGCCCGCCGCGCACCCGTTCAAGAACCGTCCGCCGCTGATCGGAGACTGATATGGCCTTGCGCGTTCGTGTCCCGCGCATCGCCTCTCTTGCTGGCGGCGCAGCTACAGCACTGGGCGCAACGCTTACGGCCAATGCCAGCCTTATCGCCGGGCAGGCTACGGGCGCCGCTCAAGCCGATGGAGGGACGCTTACCGCCAATGCCAGCCTAATCGCTGGCGCAGCCTCTGGCGCGGCTCTGGCAGGCGGCCAAACGCTATCTGTCACCGCGTCATTTATCGCGGGCACGGCAAGCGCTGGCACCGTTGTAAGCGCGCCGGGCGTCACACTATCCGCCACCGCGTCTTTGAATGCTGGCGCTGCTACTGGCGCTGCAACCGTTGCTGGTGTTGCGATAACCGCAACCGCTTCGCTTATCGCGGGCGCTGCTACCGGGGCGGCTGTATCAGGCGGCGTCACGCTTTCGGCAACTGCCTCGCTTATCGCGGGCGGCGCTTCAACTGCGCCGATGGCAAACGGCGTTACGCTTTCGGCTACCGTTTCTTTCTCTCCCGGCTCTGCGATTGGCCAGGGCATCGCACAAGGCTTTATTCTCTCTGCCGGATCGGTTTTCGATCCAGGCGCGGCAATCGGTGGCGCGTCTGCAACGGCGGCGGGCGCTGTGTGGCAGGCAGCGGCGGCAATCCTGCCTGGTGCGGCCAGCGTCGGCGCGCAAGGGCCTAGCGTCACGCTAACCAGCGTGGCGACCTTCACGCCCGGAACCACTCGGGTTCGAGTTTATGCCATGCCGCGCGGCGCTTTCACGCCAGCCGCGTCGCGCGGCGCGCTTACCGGCGCCATACCAAGAACCGATTTCGATTGAGGCGCGCATGATCATCGTCACAACCCCGCCCGCCACGAACATGCTGACTGTGCTGGCCACGGCGGCGCGCGAATTGGCAATCTCGGACGCGACCACGGGCTTGCAGGAACTCATCGGCCAGGCGTCGGACGTATGCGCGCGGTATTGCGGGCGACCGGAAGGCTTTGGTCGCGCAACCGTGCGGCAGACGGAGCGCAGCGTTGATCTGCCGTGCATCATTCTCGACCGGGACATTGCACCGGCCATCACGTCAGTCATTGAAGATGGCACCACGCTTGCCGCGACTGACTACGAACTCGACGGCTCCCTGCTTTACCGCCTCTCGGGCGACTATCGCATTCAATGGCGCGCGGCGGTGGTGCAGGTCACCTATGCGGCAGGCTACACGCTCTTGACCGATCTGCCGCAAGACATTGAACGTGCCTGCCTTATCGTCTTGCAGGCCATCCATTCCAGCCGGGGCCGTGATCCGCACATTCGCAGCGAGAGCGCCGATGGCGTGGGCACGGTATCTTATCTCGACCCTCGCTCAAACTCGGACGCGCTGCCAGCGCAGGCCATCACGCTCTTGCAGCCGTGGCGGAAAATGAGCGCATGAGCATCGTCAATGCCGTGCCGCGCATCTTGGAACGGTTCGGGCGTCCCGTGACGCTTAGGCGGCGCATCGGCACCGGAAGCACGTTCACCGAGGCGACGGCGAACGGCTATCTCCGGCAATTTTCGCCAGAGGAAATCGCAGGCGGCGTGATGAACGGCGATGCGCGGCTGATTATTGACGCCGAACCGCTTTCAAACTTGGCGCCGGTCAAAGGCGATTTCGTGCTGATAGATGGCCGAAGCTGGGCAGTCCTTGGGTCCCATGCGCGCATGACAAGCGATAACCTGACTTCCTATGAACTTTGGGTGCGTGGCGGATGACCCCGGCGCCTTGGACTGATGCGCGCAACCGGCTTACCGCCGCCGCGCTGCCATATCCTATTGAGTGGCCGAATGAGGCGTTCACCACGCCTGACCTGGCGCCTTGGCTTTCGGTGGAAGCCGATGGCGACATTCTGGAGCCTATCGAACTCGGCAACGGCGCGTGGGAAGAACGCGGCACGTTCATCGTGCATGTCATCGTGCCGCTTGGCACGGGCAGCGCAGATGCGCGCCAGATCGCCAAAGACATAGCAAACATCTATCGCGGCGTGGTGGGTTACACCGTCTATCGCCGCGCAAGCGTCGGCTCGGGCGTCCCGTCCGAGGATGGCAAATGGTGGGTTCTCACTGTCACGATTGAGTGGGTTTACACCGACCGGCCTGCATAGCGCAGGCTATCACGCGGCCTAGCCGCAGAACCTGAAAAGGAATTTATCATGAGCGGTTCTGTCACCGGCTATCAGGCCGGTATTGAAACGACTGAAACGACGCTATCCTATGTGCCGGAGAGCGCATGGGGCACGGCGCCAGCGAGCGCCTTCACCGCGCTTCGCATCACCAGCGAAAGCCTATCGGGCAGCAAGGCGCGCACTCGTCCGAATGAAATCACGGGCAGCCGCCGCGTGTCGCCAGCCGTTACACAAAGCGAACAGGCCAGCGGCGCTATCAATTTCAACCTGTCCTATGGCACGTTTGATGATTTTTTTGCGGGCGCGCTTGGTGGCGATTGGACGACGGCGCAAACCATCGCTGGCGTTGGGGCTGACATTACCGTGACCACCGGCACGAATGTTCTCTCATCCACCACCTCCAACAAGTTTCAAAACTTGGTCGAGGGCCAGTGGATTGAATTGCGCGGCTTTACGGCTGGCAGCGGTGCGAACAATGGCTATTATCGCATTGCCACGAAAAGCAGCAACACAAGCCTCATTCTTGCCGGGCGCCTTATCGCAAGCACCGAAACCCCGGCTGGCACGGCGGCTTCTGTCCGCAATGCCGGGATGCTTCGCAATGGCGACCTGGTGAAAAGCTACCACCTACAAAATCGCTTTGCCGCTGCGCTTTGGTTGCGCTACGCTGGCGCCATGGTGGGCTCGCTTTCGCTATCCGGCGGCACCGGCCAATTTTTTACTGGCAGCCTAAACATGGTGGCGCGTGATGAAGTGAGCGCGATTGCCGCCGCTGGTAACGGCACGGTGAACGCGGCACCCACGGGCGGATTTTTTGACAGCGTGGCCGCCTTTGGTGGCGTTCAAATTGATGACACGGCGCTTACCGCCGCCGTCAATTCCGTGTCTTTGACGGTCTCCCGCGAAGGCGCTGGCATGGATTACGGGATGGGCAGCGCCGCCGCTCAGGGCGCGCGGTGGGGCCAGGTGCAAGTCGCCGGTCAGATTGAACTCTATTTTAAGGACTTCACGCAATACGCGCTTTTCAAAGCCGAGACGCGTTCTCGCGTGTCTTGGCGCAAGCGTGACCCTGCCGGCAATAGCTATATTTTCACGCTGCCTGGCGCCAATCTGATGAACCCGAACATTCAGGTTGGCGGGCCAAACCAAGCCATTCTGGCGCGTTTCGACATTGAAGGCGGCAATGATCTCGCACTGCCAGCCATTCAGATTGATCGTTTCGCCGCCTAACAAGATCGCGGCGTAACTGCCGCGATGCTCCCGCGCGGAGCAGGGGCGCCCGGCACGGCGGGTCGTTGGGCGCCCCTACCATCCCGCAACCCGCCAATCCCGCAAAAGGTTAACCAAACATGGCTACGAAACTCAATATGCTGGAGCGCGATGTCGAGGCGCTTACAGATGGCGTCTGGATCAGGCCAGACGAAACGCTTGACATTGAATTGCTGGTGAAGGCGAAGGACGCTGCATTCTTTGACGCCGAAAGCGCCGCTTACCGCAAGCTGTTGCGCCGCGCCAAAGAAGAAGGCGTGATCAAGAACAACAAACAGGGCTTTGATGGCCTGCCACCTTCGATGGTGCAGCGCGCGCAAGATGAACTTGTGCTTTCCAAGCTGGTCTTGAACGTGAAAAACCTTGAAGGCGACAAGGGGCCTGTCACCATTCAGGAATACCGCGAGATGGCGCTTACCGAGCGCTTCCGGCCTTTGCTGGACATGGCGCGTGAGGCGGTGGCGCTGGCCACTGAGCGCCGCGCGTCTGACCGTGAGGAAGCCTTGGGAAACTCCGCACCTTCGCGGCCTATCAATTCCGATGGAGCCGCGCTGCAAGCGTAGCCGAAGCGCTTGGCGATGGCGAAGCGCAACCTACCCTCGGCGCTGATCTGCTTTGGCTTTGGACCGCGTGGCAGGGGCTTTCAAGTGAGCGACCTTGGATTGCCGGCGGCATGGGGCCAATGATGCCAAGCGAGACGCCATTTCGCGCTGCGCTGGCATGGGCTGACTATCGCGGCATTTATGGTGCTGACCGGGAATTGATGCTAGACGGGCTTCGCTTGATTGATGCGGAGTTTTTCGCGGTTCATGCGGAAAAGGTGAAGGCTGCCAAGTAATGTCTTACGCGCGCCAGATTGATGTCTTTATTGATAAGAACCTGTCTGGCGCGGCGCAGTCTGCCGCATTGGCGCGTTTCGCGCGCAAAGATGTTGCGCGGCGTCAAGCGCAGGGTCGCGCGTCAAAAAATTACACCACTATCGTCGATGGCCGCAAAGGCGCAGCACCTGAAACGGTAAAGCCTGGCGGCGTTATCGTTTATCAATTCAGCCCTTTAAGAGATGCGGCTGCTTTTGCTTTTGGCTTTCTTGTCGGACGTTCTCCGGTCGGCACAGATAGTAAATCGCCGGGGCGGTATCGCAAGAGTTGGGTGATTTTTGTGAACTGGCAATTATGGCGCGGTGATCTTGCAAAAATGCCCCGCGATGCTGAAGTAATGATTGTCAATCCCCAGCCTTACCACCGCAAGCTGGAAATGACGCGCGGCGGCACGAAGGCAACGCTCACCTATCTTTGCAAGTTGGCAGTAGAGCGGAAATACAAAAATGTTCGCGCCAGTCATGTTTTTGTGGAACTGCCGCAAGGTCCGGCGCCCGCGCCATACACCATGAAAGGCGGCTTTGTTTCGCGCCCGCAGTTTTTTAATTCACGCGGGCGGGCGGTTAAGTTTGGTAAGCCAAAGTTTTCCAATAAGGGTGACGCCATGAATTATCCGGCTGTCATTCTGCGCGCGACTTGAAGGGGGTCTATCATGGCGACCACTGAAGAAGTCGATCTCGCATATCGAACTCGTTTCCAGGATCAGATGAGCGCTGGCGTAAAGGCGGCGACAGATCAATTGAAAAACATGGGCGCCGCTATGGACGCCACAGAGGTTAAGGCCAAAAAAGCCGAGAAGAGCTTTGGAACGCTTGTTACGAGCATTGACGCTAGCGCGAAAGTGGCGCTTGCCAAGGCGCGTGCTGATGAGCAGTTGGCAGTTCGCATTGCCAGGATCAATGCAGAGGTCGGCGCATCAATCAAAACTCAGACTGAGGCCAATGCGCTAATCGAAAAAGCAACGCGCGCCCGTGATGTTTATATGGCGCGGCTTGAGCGCAACATCGCACTTGAGCAGCGCAATAATCAGGCCGCTTTGGATTTCGCCAAGAACGGCGGCGCGGCGATGAATAGCCTTTCCGCATCGTCAAGCGCGGCGGCTCGCAGCATCGGGTTACTTGGCGCGAATTTCGGCACGGCTGGCAATACGCTGATGTCTTTCGCCAGTGGCGCAGGCGGCGTAGCTGTTGCGCTTGCTGCGATTGGCGCCAGCGCCATTGCAGCGGGCAGTGGCATAGCACGCGCCGGGGATCAGGCGACGGCTTCCTTGGCGCGCCTAGGGGCCGCGACGGGATCAATCGGCGCGGCGGAAAAGGCTTATCAAAGCCTGTTTGAGTTGTCGCAAAAGACTGGCGTTGCGGTATCCGAAAGCGCCGGAGCTTTTGGACGTTTCGCTGTCGCAGCGCGCGACATCGGCGCCACTCAGGCGCAAGTCCTTAGCCTTGTGCAGACGATTCAGCAAGCGGGGATTGTTGCGGGCGCAAGTGCCCAAGAAACCGCTGCCGCCACAATGCAGTTAGGCCAAGCGCTTGCATCCGGGCGATTGCAGGGCGACGAACTCCGCTCGATATTGGAAAACATGCCAACGCTTGGCGCGGCATTGGCGCGCGAGTTGGGCGTGGGAGTTGGCGAGCTTCGCAAGATGGGCTCGGAGGGCAAGCTAAGTGCCGATGTAGTTTTCCCTGCATTGTTGCGCGCGGGTCAATCCATCAATGTCGAGTTTGAGAAAATGCCGGTCACTATGGCGCGGTCTTTCTCGATCCTTGGCGAGGCAATGACGCGCTTTGCGGCGGACTTGGACCGCGCGCTTGGATTGTCGCAGGGAATTGCGCGGGCGGCACAAACGGCGGCAGCGGCGGTAAATGCGGGGCGCCAGACTTTGGGCCTTGGCACTCCGCTTGAATTGGCAACAGCCGGTTATGACCGTAGCCGTGAGCGCGTGACTAATCTGGATCAGCAGATTGCCAATGCGGAAGGCGCGCTTGGTGGCGCCATGCCAGGGGGCACACGCGGCATTATGCGCCGCAATCTTGACGCATTGAGGCAAGAGCGCGTTCTCGCCATTCAGGAGCTTGAAAGGTTCATCGCGCAACGGAACCAGTTGGAGAGTGAAGCGCAACAGGCTGGCGAGGCGGAGGAATACACTGCCGGGCAGCGCGCCATTCAATCGCAGCGGAATAGGGATCAGGCGCGGCTAGAGGAACTCTACAAGGCGCTGGATAAGGACCGCACTATTCGCGCCGAACATGCCGAGCGTGTAAGGCAGATTGACGAATTGGCAGCGCGCGGCACGCTCAATCAAGAAGAGGCAACGCGCCTTCGCACCATTGCCGAACGCGACCGCGATGCATCCTTGTCGCGCCTTGTCGAGCGCAGCGATAGGGCGCGCGATGCGACTGACCGTTTGACGGATGCCCAGCGCGACAATCAAAGGCTTGTGCAACAGGGCGTGTCATTGGCGGAAAGCGCCGCAACGGAAAATGAAAAATACGAGGCGCAAGTGCGCGCTTTGGCGGCGGCTTTGAGCGCCGGGCAAATATCTCAGGAACGCTATAACAGGGCTGTCGCGCAATTAAGCCCTGCCATGCGTGAAGCGCGGCAGGCTGAAGAACGCGCCTTGCAGGAGCGCGAGCGCCTTAATCGGCAGATTACCGATGACATAGTGCGGTATTCGGCGGATAGCTTCGCTACGCTTTGGAGCAATACCGGGCGCGGCTTTGCCGGCCTGATGGAGAGCATGTTGCAGATGGTGCGCCGCACTTTCGCGCGCATCGCGGCAGAGGCGGTAATCCGGCCAATCGTGACGCCTATCGTGTCGAGTTTCGTGACGCCGATCATGGGCGCGCTGGGCTTTGGCGGTGGCATGGCGCCGGGCGGTGTAAGCGCAGGCGGCGGCGGCGGTATTGGCGCGGGCCAGATATTGCAGGCAGGGCAGGCGATTTCTGGCATGGCGGGCGGTGGTGGCGGCGGTGGCCTGATGAGCATGCTTGGGCTGGGCGGTGCTGGCGCGGGCATTGCCAGTTTATTGGCTACGCCAATTTGGACTAGCGGCGGAGGGTTTTTTGCTGCGCCTGCGGTTGCCGCGCCTTCTATTGCCGGCATGACGCCTTCGGCAGCTATGGCTGGCTTGCCAGCGGCACCAACGGCGGCCACTACTGGTATGGGCGCGGGAACGATGACCATCGGCACCGCGCTTGGTAGTGCCGCTGCAGGCTTCGGCGCTGGCATGTTGGGCGGCACCATTAGCGGCGGTATTCGCGGCACGGCTGATCCTATGGCCGGCAGCGCCATCGGGGCAGCGATCGGCACCGCTATCGGCTTTGCGCTTATTCCTGTTCTAGGCCCGCTTGGCCCGATCATCGGCGGTTTTGTCGGCGGCACGGCAGGCGGCCTGTTCGGCCCGACGCGCAAAGGTATGGCTGCGCGCGCGGGCGGCGATGTGTTCCTGGGCGTCAATGACGCTGGCCTTCTGAACATCAC